GCCCTATGTGTCGCAACTCACACCACTTTGAACCCCTACTAATTTAATTAGGCTCTTGGTGACACAGCTATGTGCTTTCGGGCTAAAAATCGAAATTTGAGCACTAAGATTAGTCCGCGATGTGACTAATTGAATATCGTGTTAAACTGGCGATTCAACCCATGTAATTGCTTTGACAGCCCACATCTGTGCTCCTTGCGCCTCAGTGATGGCAATTGAAGCAAGCCGTTTTTGCTCGCCCCCTTTGCTGTGATGGCGTAGCTCATTTAATTGATTGATAAGCTCGGCATAGCCCTCTTTACACTTTTGCACTGCTGAATTACCCGATGGGTTGAATGAAAGTCCAATGGCTTTTTCACCAAACATTGGGTCAATAGAAAACTGCCCTTTGCAAACTGGAATTGGCTCCATAAATATTCCTTGTTAAATTAAAAAATTACCTTATATCGGATTATTGACATCGCTACACAGTAACTAGAGCGCCTTCTGCATCCTGTTTGGCTTACTGACTTCGTATCGCTTGTCAGCTCTTTTCGTCTTCCGATGGTTGAATTATGCTACTGATTTTATTTTTTTGTATTAGGGTTTATACCTAGATTTGCAATTATTTTTCACTTTTTTAGCACTGGCAAAGCCGCCCAATGAGTCCAAAATCCATGACTCAAACCCTTGTACACACCATAATGAGCGACGCCATCACCCAGTAGTTGCACCTTTACACCTATCGGACAAGTCTCTATTGGTTGCCAGTAATAATTAGGGTCAACTGCTGCCGCGCCTGTGCTATCAATTTTCATACAATCCTTTTAAACATAGCGAAACCACGAGAAGGTGATACCCCTTACTCTCAGCCATCAATCTAAATACATAAGATTGACTACTGCACACATAATGACCTAGTTCTATTTCCACAGCACCCATTAAGTATGGGTCAGACTCCAATATCACCGAACTGCTGTGTTCCTGAGATGCCCTAGATAAGCTCTCGCGCCGTGGTTTCAATAAAGCGCATCACTATGTGGGTGCGGCGGTAACATCGCCCATTTGCTGCGTCAATATCCGCCCTGAGATTGAAAAGCAAAAACCCTTATGGTGTCTCACTTCCCTCTTGGCAGAGCAACACGTTTTAAGTGTCAGGAAATAAGACCCCATAAGGGTTTAATTGTGTCGCTCTGCCAGATTGACGGGGCAAAGTTTATCACATCAAACCCTAAATAGTCAATCAATAATGAGATTTTTTCTCACCTTTTTGACCTGTATACGGGTTGTAGTTACCTAGACCGCCATAGTTATCCGTTTGCGTCTGATTAGGGGCGCTGCGATATGTTGGTGCGACATACGTACCATCTTGACGGAAATAGCCGTTTTGATGCACCTGAGCGTGTGCTGTGCCGATAAGTAAAAGTGATAGTGCTAGATATTTCATGATTACATCCTTAAAAAAGTTATAGGGGCGCGAATTGTAGCGATTAAAAATAGTTAGCGATATAGGGGTAAACACCTATAAAATAATTCACATTTGTGTATTATGATACGTACATCAACAACAAAACGGAGTTAGAAAATGACAAACGCAAAATTAGATCAAATGATTTCAATCGCAATTCAAGAGGCTGCCGACTCTTGGAAAGTTGCTCAATCATCAACGACACAGGTTCATGAGTGGATTTCAAAAAGGGCTGCTCAGGAAGCAAACCCTGGATTTAGTTTTACAGCTTTTTGCGAAAATAAACGCGGTAATTGGGTAATCGCTTAATTAAGGAGTTAGAAAATGGAAGTAAAACACACGCCATCAAATGAATTATTAGATGCCTTAAAAGACGTGGCACAAACTCTAGCGTGGGTTCAGTATGGTCAATGTAGAGGTTTCAGTGAAAAATTATTATCAACAAATGATGCGCTTGACAAAGCTAGTGCCGCCATCAACCAATCAACTGGAGAACAAGAATGACCGATATGGATTTACTAGACTTTATGGTGCGACAGTACCAAACCCAGAGCAAGATGGCAAACGCCTTAAAAATTGGCGACAGTGCCATTTCAAACTGGCGCAGTCGTGGCGAAGTGCCTAACGCTTGGAGAATGTATTTTATGGTTCAGTTTAACAAAGGAGAGAAAGCATGAGTAAATGGAAAGACGGTACACCTAAAAGCACAAACAATGCTTTTACAGGCGCAACTAATAACATCAACTGGACTGCGTTAAATAGCCCGATTGGTGCGGTTAAAGGCGGTTTAACGGCGGCAAAGCAACAAGGTTCGCCAGTGTACCTGCCAAACAGTGAACGGGTGCGGGCTTATACGAAGGCGGGCATTAAATGACACCATGCGAGCAAGCTGGTGTTTGCAATCTAAAACACAAATGCAATAACTGCCCAAATAAACATGAAAAAGCCTGACATTCTCACAATCATACTATCGGCATTTGTAACTATGTCAGTAGTCTTATCCTTCTTTTTTCTTTTATTTTATGGGGTGACAAAATGAGTCTATTTACACGAATCAAGACATTCTTTGCCAAAGACGAACCAAAGCTAACAGACCATAAAGTTCGCATTGTTACGCTACTCAAAACGGGTTGGTTTACACAAATGGATTGTGCAAAGCTAGGGTTAACACTAAACCTATCGAAGCGACTTGGAGAGCTTGAACTAGAGCTAGCGCCAAAGTGGAAAGTAGAGCGTAGGTGGAAAGAAACAGGGAAGACTAAGTGCAAGGAATATCGGATTGTGAAGGCTTGACACTAACACAAAAACAAGATTAAAATATAGGCTCGATCACGGCTAGGTTTAGCGACTGAAAAGCGGCTTTATCACCCGCCTGCCGATGATTTTTTTGTGATACAAACCTAATGATAAGGGGTTGCTTTTGTGCCAACACGTTATTTAAAATCAGGCATCCGAGACAGTGATGCGCTTGATTCATTATCTCCACTAACTGAAACGCTTTTTTATCGCTTACTTGTCACTGTTGATGATTTTGGTAGGTATGATGCACGTCCAGCAATGATTAAAGCCCAGTGCTTTCCAATTAAAGAATCTATAAAACAAAAAGATTGTGCTTCCATGCTTTGCGAGCTGGAAAAATCTGGGTTGATTATTATTTATCATCATGAAGGAAAAGAGTATTTACAGATGTGTAAATGGGATAACGTGCCACGCGCAAAAGAAAGCAAATTTCCGCAACCGAATGCAGATGCTGTACAGTTGCATACAGATGTAAAGCGGCTGAATACAAATCTACCTTTAACCGTAACCGTAACCGAAACTGAAACCGTAACAAAAACCGAAAAAAAAGAACAGCGCGGCTCACGCCTCGCCAGCGATTGGGTTTTATCAAAATCATGGGGGGATTGGGCAACTAATGAGCGCCCAGATTTGGACATAAGGCGAACGGCTGACGACTTTAGGGATTACTGGCACTCTGTTGCTGGCTCTAAGGGAATTAAACTTGATTGGCAGGCTACTTGGCGCGTATGGGTTCGAGGTCAGAGGGCTCCTGCAACTAAATTAGCTGATGTAGCGCGTCAAACAGTGCCTAGCAGCGGCGAACACGAAAAAACAAGGGAGACCATAGCAAAAACATTTGAGGGCGCTAAACCGCCCACTTTGGAACAATTAGCATTGTTAGCATCAATAAGGGGTTCAAAATGACACAAAAGGAATATGCACACAGCGTACTAAACGCAATCAAAGCTGGAAGCAACGAGTACACAGATCAGGATATTTTGACGGCGCTTCAAATAACGGGAGATATTTAATGGATGCAGGAACTAAACAAATTATTGAAAACAAAGAAAAAAAAGATAAAAAGTATCGTGATATGATAGATGAAAAGTCTATCGAGAATCGAATTCTAGAGTTGTGCGAGAAATATGAAAAAGCACCAGTAGAGGCGTTTACTGGTGAAAACAGTGATTTTTATCAATTATTCATGTCTCGGTCATGGCTTGCAACTTTGTTAAGTGGATACATAAAAGAAAGTCAACAAATTGATAAAGAAAAATCAGTAAAACTAATGGATGCTTTGGTTTCAAGTGATGATTTGTATGAGACGCATTTATTTAATACAACAGGAAAGAAGCCTGTTAGATGGTTTTAGGTTGTAACTCATGTTTAGCCAGAGAGAACATCAAAAATTGTGGCAGCTATACGATGAGTTGTATCGAGTGCATGACGACGATGATGATAATAGCCCCAGGCAAGGCACACAGGCAGTCATTGGCAGAGTTGGCGCATCGTTCATTCAAACGGGCAAAGACTACGCATTACTTTATGGATGAACTGAGAATGAAAGTAAGTGAAAGGATGAAAAAATGATTAAACCACCATATATATTAGCATGTCAACATGTTAGATTAGATTTGAAAGATAAGTCGTTGAAATTTAGCGATAAAGAACGCGAAAGATGCGGAAATGCAATTATTGCTGAGGTAGATTTGATTGAGGTAGATGGTAAGACCATTGCAAAGTGCAAACATGGTGATAAGGCACAAATATGGATTATCAATGAGGATTTTTCGACGGAGAGATACTATGATTAAACACAGATACATTGGAACAAAAAAGCTATGGGGGCACATTGGAATACTAAACGGATGGCAAATTAAAGAAAAATAGTATGGATGCAATAATACAAGCCCTTGCTTTACTTTTCTCTATATGTGTGATAGTATTGGCCTGTGAAATTCTCCTAGGTGAATAACCTATTCAGCCCTTCGGGGCTTTTTTTCGTGAGGTGAGGCTGTGGATAACTCCAAAGTAAAGCCGAAAAGTACGGGACAATTCGGCAAAGGTAATAAGGGAAAACCAAAGGGCGCAGTCAATAAAACGACTGGACAGCTAAAGGACATGATCCTAAAGGCATTAGACCATGCTGGTGGTGCTGACTACTTGCTGGAGCGTGCTAATGACCCTAAGACGCAAAGTGCTTTCCTTCAATTGATTGGCAAGGTTCTACCTATGACGGTAGTGGGTGATGCTAATCAACCTGTTACGTTTGCGCTTGCAACGCCTTGGCTGAGTCAATCAATAGCTAAACGCAATGGGGATTAACGAATACGATCCTCGCGATCAGTTTGTTAAATTCCACAATAGAGAAGAACGATGGGCGGTATTAGTTTGTCATCGAAGGGCTGGTAAGACGGTAGCATGTGTCGCTGATTTAGTTCTAAGCGCATTAGTTACATCAAAGCCAGATGCTAGATTCGCTTATGTTTGCCCGCAATACAATCAGGCAAAGGATGTAGCATGGACTTACATTAAGCGATTGACTGCCGACATACCCAATGTCCAATACAACGAAAGCGAACTAAGAGCGGACTTGCCAAATGGTGCGCGGATTCGTTTATACGGTGCTGATAACCCTGATCGGCTACGTGGACTATATTTGGATGGTGTCGTGCTTGATGAGTTTGCTGATATGCGCTCTAGCGTATGGGGAGAGGTAATCCGCCCCATGCTGGCAGACCGCAAAGGCTGGGCGGTGTTTATCGGTACACCAAAAGGACACAACGAGTTTTATCAATGCTGGCAAGATGCTCAGGCTGATGATGCGTGGTTCAAGATGATGCTAAAAGCGTCAAATAGCGGATTGATTGAAGCTGACGAATTGAGGGACGCTGCTAAAGGCATGACTGATGACCAATATGCACAAGAGTTCGAATGCTCATTTGAAGCGGCGATAGCAGGGGCATACTATGCCAATGACTTTAAAGAGGATTGCGTGCGAGAAGTAGCATACGACCCTAAACTGCCGGTATTTACAGCCTGGGACATTGGATACTCTGACGATACGGCGATATGGTTCTGGCAAATGGCTGGCGGCGAAGTGCATGTTATTGACTTCTACGCGGCAAATGGTCACGGTGTGCCCCATTATGTTGACGTGCTAAACGAAAAGGGCTACAATTACGCGAAGTTAGGCAATAAACCTTTTCTATGGCTTCCACATGACGCAAGGGCTAAAACCTTTGCAAGCGGTGGAAAATCCAGTCAAGAGCAGTTTATGGCTTTGGGATATTCGAGTAGAATCGTGCCAGAATTGAGTTTACAGGATGGTATCAACGCACTGCGTATGATGCTACCAAAGGCTTATTTTGACAGGGTTAAATGCTTTGACGGTGTAGAGGCGTTAAAGTTATACCGTAGAGAGTATGATGACGATAAGAAGGTATTTAGAGACAAGCCTTTGCATGATTGGACAAGCCACGCAGCGGATGCGGCTAGATACATGGCAATAGCATATAGAGAAGCATCACCAGAAGCTCGGCGACCTGAGCCAAAGTTTGCGTTTCGAGGGACAGATAACGGCATTACTTCACTTACAATGAACGAAATGTGGGCATTAACACCTAAACGAGATACACGCATATAATGGAAACATCAAAGAGCTGGTTAGACAATCTGGAGTTTGCAAAGAAGGAACAAGAGTCTTGGGAAAAACGCGCTGAAAAAATTGTCAAGCGCTATCGTGATGACCGTAGCGAGATGGCTAACGGTAAAAAGTACAACATTCTATGGTCTAACGTACGTACTCTCGTTCCCGCCGTCTATTCAAAGAAACCAAAAGCATATTGCCAGCGCAGGAACAAAGATAGAGACCCAGTAGCTCGCTGCGCGTCAACTTTGCTACAACGCGCCCTGCAATATGAGATTGACCAATACAGCGACTATGACGAAGCGCTAAAACACGCGGTATTAGACCGTATGCTTACAGGTCGTGGCACGGCATGGATACGCTTTCAATCCGATGCAGGCGAGGTAGAGACTGAAAATGAACAAGAACCTATTGAAATTACTGATTCTACGGAGAGCAATGAGCTTTGCCCGACTGATTACGTTTTCTGGAAAGATTTTAGGCATAGCCCTGCTCGCACTTGGGATGAGGTTACTTGGGTCGCGCGGCGCGTTTATTTGTCGCGCGATGAGGGTGTTGAGAGATTCGGGGATGATTTCAAACAAGTCCCGTTAAGCCATGAGCCTATTGGTTTAGAGAAAATGAAGAACAACGGCGCCAATGTTGATGATATGAAAAAGGCGGTTGTTTGGGAAATATGGGATAAATCTAGCAAATCCGCTATTTGGGTAGCTGTGGGGTATGAGTATATCCTAGACCAGAAACCAGACCCACTAACACTAGAGGGTTTTTTCCCTTGTCCAAAACCATTGTTCAGCACAATGACAAGCGACACACTAATCCCCGTTCCTGATTACACACTTTATCAAGACCAAGCCAATGAGCTAGATGATATTACGGGTCGCATCGCTAAGTTAGTAGAGGCTGTCAAGGTTGTAGGTGTATACGACGCAAGCCAATCAAATATTGCAAGGATGATGCAAGAAGGCTTCGACAATCAGCTAATCCCAGTAGACACGTGGGCTATGTTTAGCGAAAAAGGCGGTCTTAAGGGTGCGGTTGACTTTATGCCAGTGGAGATGGTTGTTAACGCGCTACAGCAGCTTTATGTAGCACGCGAGCAGGTTAAACAAGTCATTTATGAAGTGACTGGCATCTCTGATATTCTACGTGGTGCAAGCGTAGCAAGTGAGACGGCAACAGCGCAAAACATCAAAAGCCAATATGCAAGCCTCCGATTAAAGGATATGCAGTCAGATGTAGCAAGGTTCGCTAGTGACCTTCTACGCATGAAGGCGCAAGTTATGGCGCAGTTCTATTCGCCTCAGACATTGGTGGAAATGTCAGGCATGATGAATACGGACGATGCTCAATACTTAGAAGCTGCCATGCAATTGCTGAAAAACAACAGTTTGCGTGGTTATCGTATCGAAGTTGAAACCGATTCAATGATTACATTGGATGAACAGCAAGAAAAGCAGGATAGGCTAGAGTTTTTAACGGCAACGGCTGGGTTCTTAGAAAAAGCTATCCAAGCTCCGCCTGAGCTAACACCTTTGCTTGGCGAGTTACTATTGTTTGGCGTTCGCTCATTCAAGGCTGGCGATCAAATGGAAGGTGCTATTGAGAACGCCGTCAAACAACTAACCGCACCTAAACCACCACAACAGCCACAACCAGACCCGCAAATGATGGTTGAACAGGGTCGTATGCAGCTAGAGCAGGTAAAAATGCAAATAGCGCAGCAAGCTGAACAAGCCAAAGCACAGATGGAAGCGGCTAAGGCTCAATCTGATAGCCAATTAGCCTTTGCCAAAATGGAGCAGGAAAAAGAGATTAAAGCTGCTCAAATGGCGCATGAGGAACGTATGGCTGATCTAGCTCGTGCCCACGAGATGCAAATGGAGCAAATGAAGCAGCAAGGCGAAGACGGTCGCACCTCGGCTAAGTTGGAAGTTGATAGCCAAACCAAGATTCGGGTGGCTGAAATATCGTTAGAGCAGAAAGAAGCGCCTGAAGTTGTGGAAACTGGCGAGGAAAAGCTAGACCCAGTAAAAGTGATGGCTGATATGCACGGTGAAATGATGGGTCAAATAGGTGAATTGGCTAAAGTAATGGCTGCGCCTCGTACACGTAAACTAGTGCGTGGAAAAGATGGTAAGGCTGAAAGCATGATTGAAATCATTGGAGAATAACTTGGAACAACCACTAATTCATACTTCTAAGGGCAATATGGCCGTAGAGGATTTAACGTACAAAAACGGCTTTGACTGGCAACCTAACGGGGTCGTATTTTGGGAGGAGCATTGGCTAGGCGACGAAATCGTTAAGCGCAGCGCTCATGCTTACGTCCTGCCAATTGGAACATCACTTCAATTAAGTGGTGGGAAAATTGGTTAACTTTCATTTAATTTAAGGGGTTTTCATGGCTAATACACAAGCGGTCGCTACATCATTCAAGGTTGAACAGCTAAGCGGCATTCACGCATTTTCGACAACGGTTGTTCGTGGTGCTACGACTGCCGACACATTTAAGGCTGCGCTTTATCTTGCTTCGGCAACGGTAAACGCTTCGACTACGGCATATTCTGCTACCAATGAGGTTTCAGGCGCAGGCTACACGGCTGGCGGCGTTACCTTCACATGGGTTGCACCATCTAGCACGGGAACAACGGCGTTTACAACACCTAGCGCATCATTCTCGTGGACTGGTCTTACGGCTACGGCATTTGATTGCGTATTGTTATACAACTCTACACAATCTAACAAAGCGGTCGCTGCCTATACGTTCGGCTCACAAACCGTAACGGCTGGTAACTTCTCGCTGACTATGCCTACGAATGACTCGACAAACGGCTTGCTCCGTATCGCGTAATGAGTACATACGCTGATCGCGTACTTGAAACATCTACGACAACTGGCACGGGTGCTATCACCCTTGCTGGGGCTGTCACAGGTTTTCGCACTTTCAATACTGGTCTTGGTCTTAATATTCTCACAGACTACGTTATTGAGGGCGTAGATGCTAGTAACGTACCAACGGGCGAGTGGGAGACTGGGTTAGGGTATATCTCTAGCGCCACTAACTTAGTGAGACAAGTTCCAAAGGCTGGAAGTGCTGCCGTACCCGTTTCTTTCAGCGCTGGAACAAAAAGAGTATTTATTTCTCCTAATGCTTCATTTGCTTTTACCCGTGATAACAGCTTCACACTAGGTAAGCAAGTGGCATTGGACTCAAAAATGTATCAAGGATAAAACATGAGTACAACGACAGGCAACGTACAACCGATATGGATTGCTAAGGGCGACCTATCAAACAACGGCACAACAGGCATGAACCAATTGATCACGGCTGCCGCTGCTGATTACACGGGTATTAGTGCAAACAACTCATTAGTGTTTACGGCTGGCGCTGATGGTGCTAGGCTTGAACGATTGAAGTTTACGGCTGGCGGCACGAACGTTGCAAGCGTTGCGCGTATTTATATCAATAACGGCTCTGTTAACACTACAGCGACAAATAACACGCTAATTGGCGAAATATCACTTCCCGCTACAACGGCAACAGCAACGGCTTCTGTAATTTCGCCTGAATACTTCTTCCCAGGCGGTGCTTTGGCTATTCCTGCAACTTTCCGCATTTATGTTGGTTTAGGCACGGCTGTAGCTGCTGGCTGGGTAGTTGCAGCTATCGCAGGGCAATACTAATATGTTTGGCACTCCAACTGGTGTTAATGTACAGCGGTTCTATGCAAACTCACAAACCGCTGGCGGATCTTGGCATGTTTGGCAAAAACCTAAAAACTGTTCATTTGTCCAAATATGGTTATTTGGTTGCGGTGGTAACGGTGGAAATGGTGCAGTAGGCGCAAATAGTACTGCCGCTGGTGGCGGTGGTGGCGGATCAGGTGGTCAAATTCAAATTATGATACCCGCTTGGATTGTTCCAGATAGATTGTTTATGACGCTGGCATTTGGTGGTACAGCCATATCATCTTATGTATCTTTTGATCAAACAACCACGGCGCAAAGCGTTTTACTTCAGGCATTCAACGGCGGTAATGGTGGTAATGCTGCTGGCGCAACTGCTGGCGCAGCGGGTGCTGCTGCTGGTGTTGCTGGTAACTCGACAATGATTCGTAATGGTATGGGATTAGCCACAACTGTGGCTGGACAAGCTGGCATTGTCGGCGGTGTAGCAGTGGCTGGCGCTAATCAAACCGCTCCTATTACATCTCTAAACCTTGCAGGTGGTACAGGCGGAGGTGGTTTGCCTGCTGCTGCGGCTGTTGGCACTGCTGGTGGTTCATTCACTGGGTCTGGTGTGTGGCCTTCTATGGCTGGCGGCACATCTGCTGGCGCATCAAGTGCTGGAACAAAAGGAGCGGACGGACTAGAGTTCTATAACGGAATTTGGTTACCGACACCGGGATGCGGTGGCGCTTCAGGTGGTGGAACTACTGGCGCTGGCGGTAATGGTGGTGATGGTGCTACTGGATGTGGAGGCGGTGGTGGTGGTGGCGCTATCACAGGACAGGTCGCTGGTGTAGGCGGTAGAGGCGGTGGCGCTCATTGTATCGTTACATGGTGGTAACACATGAACTATTACAGTATCTTATTCGAGGATGGCACTCTTTGCCTAGAAGAAGTTTATAACGGCAATATACAGCGTTATTGTGATTTTCTAGGAAATACTATACCAACGCCAGCGGGTGGGTCTAGTGTTGTTTCTGAGTTTGTTCCCGCCTTTACACCTCCTCCCGACCCTGTTCCGTGTGTAGTTCCTGCCGATACATCTGGCGCGGTTGTTCCTGCTTCGCCAGTTACGACAGCACCTGCACCCGTTGAAATACTAGGCGCACCTATTCGCACTTTTGGTTACGACGATAAAGGTCAAATTGTACGGATTGACTATCCAAACACATCTGTCTATCAAATGCTTGAATACACGGACGGACGTCTACGCAAGATTATCGAGATTGACCCTAGGGGCGTACAGTACGAACGACACTTCTATTATGACAATTGGGGACGATTCGTAGAGGAAACCCAGCTTTGAACGACTTAGAGGAGAAACTTAAATGCGCCTTAACTGATGTTGGTACACAAGTGGGCGAGATTTTAAGTTGCATGATTCGGGCAGAGGTAGCGGCGCAAGTCGCAAAGATTCAGCAGTTGCAAGATATTCTCTCGGGTGTATCTTGTAGTGGTGACGTGATGCCTACTACGTAAATGTAGGCGTTTAAGTAAAGGAAAACCTATGTCATCACATGACTTTCACGACCCAGTTAACGGCGTTTACGCTGACGACTTATCATCTTTAGTTGCCTGTATTGCAACCTCCTTCGGTGACGAAGTAGGCCTTGCGGTTAACGAAAAGATTAACGCAGTACTTCAGCTTGAAGGTGTAGATATTGCCGCTGTAACGGCGCAAATCGCTACTCTCAATAGCTTGATGCAGTCTACAAATGCTTCTGACGCTGCCACGGCACAAGCGATTGTTAGCCAACTTACTAGCCTCTCTAGCCGCCTAACATCACTAGAATCATCAACAGCCGTTGCAGCTTTAACCGCTGCCGTTGCCGCGATTCAAGATGCAGTAGCTACTGAGACAGCCGCTCGCGTTGCCGCTATTGCAGCTACAAACGCCGCTATCGCTGCCGTTGCCGCTAATGTAACCACTCTAACCACCACAATCACGACTTTGCAAGCTGAAGTCGCTGCTGGTGGCGCTGGTGGTTGTGACTGCACTGCTATCAATACGGCTATCGCTGCCGTTGTTAGCGATGTAACATCACTCAAAGCAAGTGACTCTGCACAAGCAACTGCAATTGCTGACCTGACTACACGCATCCAAGCGTTAGAAGTCAAGGGCGCCGATATTACCTCAGCTGTGGCTACTGCTACTGCCGCTGCCGCCGCCGCTGCCGCTGCTGGTGTAAAAGCTGACGCTGCTACTGCTGCTGCCGCTTCTGCAACTGCTGCCGCTAATGCTGCAAAGGCTGCCGTTAAAGAGTTGGATGACCGCAATGAAGAGCAACACGGTCACTTCATTCATAAGAACGAGATCAAAGACATTGACTGCGCGGCTATCGGCCACGCTTTCCGTGTCGCAATGCGATCAAAACTTAACTTAGCTGTCTAAGAAACTGGGGGCGGGGAAACCTGCCTCCTTTTTAAGCATGATTACTACCAAAGCGCAACGAGAGGAAAGACTGGCGGTCTGCAAAGATTGTCCGCATAAGGTTGTGCGTTTTGGTAGTGATGTATGCGGCATGTGTAAATGCCCTTTAGCTGGAAAAATCATACTATCGGCGGCAAAGTGTCCCGATAAACGCTGGGCGGTGCTTATATGTTAGGTCTATCGACAATTGGTCAATCCCCTATCGCATCGCTGCCAGCTAGAGCGGCTGCTTCAGGCGGGTTATCTATTGCGCTAACGGGTCAATCGGAAACCACGTCTGCGGGTGCGTTATCACCATCTTTAAGCCTAGCCATGGCTGGTATCGCTGCCGCTGTATCACAGGGCGCATTAGCTGCTGCATTAGTCCTATCGGTAGTAGGTATCGGAGAGACGCAAGCAGCTGGCTCGCTAGGTGTAACTTCTAGCGCATCAATTACTACGCAGGTGGAAAACGCCTTAGCTGGATTGATGACGGCTAACAATAACGTCGCATTAGCTGGTCAATCGGAAACACAATCACAGGGAACGGTAACTCCTAGTGCTGGTGTCAACATAGCATTGACGGGACAGGCTGAGACATATAGCGCGGGCACATTAGTCGCCGCTCCGTCTATTGGTTTAACTGGGTTGCAGGAAGCTGGGAATCAGGGCTCACTAGGTATTACGTCTAGCGTAGGCGTGACTGGGCAATCAGAAACCGAATCCGCTGGTATTGTAGCTGGAACATCATCCATTGGTCTAGCTGGACAAGCAGAAAGCTCTAGCACTGGGTCTCTAGGTGTTACATCTTCCGTTCCTTTGGTTGGTCAAACTGAGACACAATCGCAAGGCACGGTTACACCATCAACAGGCATTAATGTAGCGTTGACGGGTACGGTAGAGACGTATAGCGCTGGAACTATTGCGACCGACCTATCCGTGGCTATTACAGGGCAAACGGAAAGCGAGTCAACAGGAACAGTAACGCCTAACACTGGTGCAACGGTAGCGCTCACAGGCTCACAATATATCTACTCGCAAGGCTCTGTTAATGTAAACTCATCTATCGTTCTAACGGGTAATTCTGAGACGCAGCCACAAGGGTCGCTAACGCCTTCGACTGGTTTATCTATCGCGCTAACAGGTCAGGGCGAGACAATCAATCAAGGCTCGATTAACCCATCATATTTAATTGGATTACTAGGTCAGTCACAAACTGATAGTCAAGGACTATTAGTACCAACAACCGACACAGTAGCGACCGATACGCATGATGGTTTCTGGGACAAACAATGGAAAGAATTAGGCAAAAAGTCTAAGGCTGCCCACAAGTTAGAGAAAAAACGTCAGAAAGAGGCTGAACTTGCTGCTTTGGCTAAGTCAGAGGCTTTAGTCGCCGAAGTTAAAGAGATTGAAGTTACACCAGAATCGACGATAGTTCTATCAGAATCAGTTACTTACGATACTAATAATAAGCTGATTGTTGACAGAGTGATAGAATCTAGCTATGATGCAAATGATGATGATGAAGATTTACTAATGCTATGGTAACAAAATGTCTATTTTCACAGTAACAAACAATCAAGCGGTGCTAACTAACGTGACTTCGGGCACGGATAATTACATCGGCGGTATGCGTTTTGCGCCTAATGGCTCGGCTATTGCAAACGCTACATTTACGGCTGGCACATGGGTGAATGGATTACAAATCAATCCGTCTGGCGCTGTATGCGTCGCAAACACAACTGCGGGGCTACCTGCAATCAATCAAACACTAAACGGCATGAGATTCGACGGTAACGGGTCAATTTGTGTATCACTCAATCCAATGGTTACCTATAACAATGGCTTGCCAATGGACGCTAACGGTTCAATTTCAGTTAACTTAATTCCATAAGGTGAAATATGAGTAAGGGAAGCGGACGCAGACCTGAGAGCGAAGGGTCGTTCAATGACAACTATGAGGGAATCTTTGGCGGGAAAAAGCCCACTAGGGGCTCTTTTGTTTACGACCCTGTTAGTAAGTCAATGATTAGCAAAGAAGATTACCATGAGCTAAAAGAAGTCAATGCGCCGATGGTAATGAATGACATCGCGGGATACAAGTCAATGCAAACGGGTGAATGGATTAGTTCACGCTCACATCATAGAGACCATTTGAAGCAACACCGACTGATTGAGTTAGGCAATGAGAAGATTCTAGCTCCAAAAGAGCATAAGTACGACTCCCAAGCTGTGAAGCGAGAGCTGGCACGGCATTTTAATTAACCATAACAAGGACTAAAAATGTCAGAATTGGCTACCCAAGACGACACATCACTGCGCGACACATTAGAAGCTGCATTCACTGCGGCTGAAACACCTGCGGAAGTAGAAACTCCCGTTGCGGAGGAAAAACCCGCGCGAATCCGTGACGAATCTGGTAAGTTTGCGGCAAAAGAAGCGCCAGTAGAGGAAAAAGTAGAAGATAAGCCTGAGGTTAAACAAGAGGCGGCGGTTGATGTTCCCGTTGCTGAAGAGGTAAAAGAAGAGCCAGCTCGTCGCCCTCCTTCATCTTGGAAAAAAGAGACTCAGGCAGAATGGGAAAAACTACCCGCACACGTACAGGAAGACGTACTGCGCCGTGAAGCTGATTTTCACAAAGGTATTGAGCAGTACAAAGGTCATGCACAACGTGCAGCCTCGTATGATGCGGCAATTGAGCCGTACAAGCCAATGCTTCAATCAATGGGTGTGGCGCCTGAAGCGGCTATCGGTGAGCTATTTAAAACATACACACTACTACACAATGGTTCACAAGAAGAACGTGCGGCGGCGTTAGGACAATTAGCCCGAAGCGCAGGATTAGAACTAGACAAAATTCAAGAGGAGCAGATCGACCCTAGGTATCAAGAACTGCTTGCTCAGAATCGGTCTCTCCAGTACGATCAAGTACAACGAGAGCAGCAGCGACTCAGTCAACAACGATCAGAACTAAACAGTCAGATCGCAAAGTTTTCTGAGGGTAAAGAGTATTTTAACGCCGTCCGCGATGACATGGCTGTATTCCTTGAAACAGGGAAAGCGGCAGATTTAGAGTCGGCGTATGACATGGCGATATGGGCACGACCCGACCTTCGCAGTAGTTTGCTAGAACAACAAACTAAGGCAGCAGAAGAGAGAGCACGTGCAGCAATGCAGCAACAAAAAGCGAAAACCGCTTCTGTGTCTGTGAGAGGTTCATCGCCTGTAAGTGGCACTAGTGCCGCACCAACTGGCTTAAGGGCACTCCTTGAGTCACAATTTAACTAATTTTTTAAAGGAATAGAAATGGCAGCATTTCCCAATTTAACCGATATCGTCACATCGACGATTCAATCCCGTAGCGGCGCTCTTGCCGACAACGTTTTGAAGCAAAATGCTCTTTTGGCACGTTTGCAACAAAAAGGTAACGTAAAACCGTTTAGCGGTGGTAACGTGATTTTGCAAGAAATCATGTACAACGACCCTAACACGATTAACGCTGGCTCGTACAGCGGTTATGACGTTGTTGATATTACGCCTAACAGCCCAATCACTTCTGCACAATTTGACATCAAGCAATATGCGGCAGCGGTAACCATCTCTGGTCTCGACCAATTGATGAATAGCGGCAAAGAGGCAATTATCGACCTGCTAGAAGGACGTATTCAAATCGCTGAAAAGCAATTGATGAACTCCTTGTCTGCTGGTTTGTATTCTGCTGGTACGGGTAACAGTGGTAAAGACATTACAGGTTTGCAAGCCGCAATCGCTGATGCTCCTAGCTCTGGCACTTACGGCGGTATTAACCGTGCAACATGGTCGTTCTGGCGTAACGTAGCCTTTAGTTCTGCAACTGACGGCGGCGCGGCTGCTACATCGGCAAACATTCAATCGTACATGAACCGTGTGGCTATTCAGTTAGTTCGCGGTAATGATGCGGCAGATTTGTGCGTTGCTGATACTAACTACTATCGCTTGTACCTTGAGTCCCTGCAATCCATCCAACGTATCGCATCTGAAGATATGGCTGGCTTAGGCTTCACTGCGCTCAAATACTTCGGTGCTGGTAAGTCTATGGATGTGGTGCTTGATGGCGGTATCGGTGGTGCAATCGGTTCTAACCGTATGTACATGCTCAATACTGATTACATCTTCTTGCGTACACATCGTGACCGCAACATGGTGCCAATCGGTGGCGAACGTCAATCGATCAACCAAGACGCTATCGTTAAACTTATCGGCTGGGCTGGTAACTTGACATCTAATGGACCGCAGTTCTCTGCTGTCCTCAAAGCCTAATTTTAAGGAGTAACACAATATGGCAACACCATTCACAATCAGCGACGTAGCTGGCGCAGACCTTGTCTCCATTATCCCTACTGCTGACATTACTAGCGGTGCACAGCGTCCTGCTGCTCGCCTAGGCACTCAGACATGGGGCTCTGACGGCAAGCAATACGTATATGCACAAGCTAATGCGGCTATTACAGCCTCGACAGCAGTGTGTACAGTTAACGCTTCGACCTTCCTAGCAACCGCATCGGGCGGCTCTTATACATCACCTGCCACCACAATGGCAAGTGGTGATTATGGCTGGTTCGCTAAAGCATCTGTGTAATAGGAATAGATTATGTCTATCCCATCACGTTTGCTTGGTTCGGGTTTATCGCCTTTGGCGGCTACTAATATCTGTGGTGATGTGGCTACGGCTCTTACTGCTACGGGTACTACTAACGCTGATGCATTAGCCTTATCCGCTACTATCAATCTAGTATCCACAACCGCAGCTTCAACAGGCGTACGCCTGATGTTGCCTGAGTCTGGTTCTGGTGTCGTGGTTATTAATAGCGGTGCAAACGCCTTGCTGGTTTATCCTGGCACGGGCGCACAAATCAACGCATTGACGGCAACTACTGGCGGCTTCTCAGTCGCCGCTGGTGGTCGTGCATTGTTTGTTGGTACAGGCTCGGCAAACTGGTTCGCCATTTTGTCAGCTTAATCGGTGGGGGAGGGTTAACGCTCTCCCCTATTTTTCATTTAATCCAAAAGGGTAACCCCAAATGGCTAATTTAGCAGTTCGTTTTTATCAAGATAAATTATTACTCGGTTTCGCATCGGAACAAGCTGGACACCCAGTTTATGAAGACCGCGATTTTATCGAAATCAATGTCCCAGGGGATATGAACAATGTCATTAACCGTGAAGTTACGGAAAAGGACAAAAAGGAATTTGCGGCATCGTATGCGCGTTATAAAGAAGGTTTAGAACCTAGCGTAGATGGCATCCCGTTGGAAATGTGGGCGCGTTTAACAGCGGCTTCGGCAGCTAATTACAAGGCGCTGGGAGTTAAAACAGTAGAACAATTGTCGGAAATGTCAGACCAAACTTGCAATAAAATTGCAATGGGTGCAATGGCAGATAGAACGGCGGCAAAGGCTTACTTAGCCTTGGCGAAAGACAGTGCGTTAGCACAAAAGCAGGCTTTGGAAATTGAGCGACAAAACAATTTAATCGCTGATTTACAAAGACAGATTAACGAGCTTGCGGTTGAAAAGCCAAAGCGTAAAAGCAAAGAAGAGTAAAAAATGACATTACTAGAGCTTGTCCAAAATATGTGTTTAGAGGTGGGTATACCATCTCCGACACAGGTAGTCACATCACAGGATACGCAAATCAATCAGATTTTTGCGTTGGCTAACAGGCTCGGTAATGACATTACACGAACATTTGAATGGCAAAAACTCGATAAAGAGTACATCCTTCAAACTGTCTCAACAACGCTTAGAGGAACTACTACAAGTGGTTCTAAAATAATTACGGGTATTTCTAGTACAACTGGTCTTACCACTAATTATGGTATTACGGGGTCTGGAATAGCGCCATTCTCTCAAATTGTTAGTGTTGACAGTGCCACGCAAGTGACAATGAACTTACCCGCAACGGCATCGGATACGGTTAGTCTAGTATTTGGACAAGTCAACTATCCTTTGCCTAGCGACTGGTCTAAACAAATCCCGCAAACGGAATGGGATAGGTCAAACCGATGGCCATTACTCGGGCCAAATAGCCCACAAGATTGGCAGTCGTTCAAATCTGGCATTGTTTATGCTGGCCCTCGTTTGCGTTTCCGTATCCAAGGCAACACTATCGCTATCAATCCCCCACCCTCGGCTAACCTTAATTTAGCATTTGAGTACATCTCAAAATCATGGGTGTTGGCTGCTGATGGCGTGACGTACAAAAACAAATTCACAGCAGATACAGATACGTTTGTATTTGATGATTCATTGATGACAATCGGGTTAAAACTTCGCTGGCTACAAACCAAAGGCTTTGAGTACGATTACGCACAAAGAGAATTTGACAGCTTATTAAACCTATGCATGGGACAAGATAAATCCGCACCCAAGCTATCATTAGCGCCAGAAACAGGCAGTGTTTTACTGACTAACCGCAACATTAAAGACGGGAACTGGTAATGGCTAAAGGACGCAGAATAGCAAGCACGGTAACCTATCCTGCGCCTGTGGGTGGGTGGAATGCGCGAGACTCACTTGCTGACATGGGTAAGTCTGATGCGGTTATTTTGGATAACTTTGTTCCAAAAACAACCGAAGTTGTACTGAGACCCGGCTCGACTAATCATGTAACAGGTATTACGGGAACAGTAGAAACCCTAGCGGTTTATGCAAAGCCGGGCGGGTCTTATTCAATGTTTGGCGCTGCCAACACATCTATTTATGATGTAACAACGGCTGGCGCAGTAGGCGCGGCGGTACAAACGGGATTGTCTAATGCTAGGTTTCAATCGGTAAACTTTGCCACGACAGGCGGTAATTTTCTCTATATGGTCAACGGTGCTGATAGCCCTAGACTATGGGATGGAACAACATGGACAGCTGTTACGGGCGCATCAACTCCAGCCATTACGGGCGTTACTACGGCTAATCTTGTCCACATTAACGTATTCCAGCGCCGATTGTGGTTCGTTGAAAAGAACTCCATGAAGGTGTGGTACCTGCCCGTTCAATCCATTGGCGGCGCGGCGCAATCCTTTGATTTATCCTCTCTATTTGGTCAAGGCGGCTATCTTCAGGCTATGGGCACTATGTCTATGGATTCGGGTAATGGTATGGATGACCATGCCGTGTTTATCTCTAGTGAAGGTGAGATAGCTATCTATAAAGGATATGACCCTTCTAGCGCGGCAACATGGTATCTCGTTGGTGTATTCTCGGTGGGTTCGCCCGTGGGTCGTCGTTGCTTTGCACAGTTTGGCGCTGATGTGCTTATTATCAGCAAAGACGGATTATTGCCAATGTCAAAAGCATTGTTAACAGCGCGGTCTAACTCCAGCATCGCTATTAGCGACAAAATACAGCAAGCGATTAGCCAATCAACAAGTGATTATGGTACACAGTTTGGGTGGGAGACTACTATTTTCCCCGAGGAGAATCTATTAGTTTTGAATGTCCCTGCTGGTGGCGGAACGTCGTACCAATACGTCATGTACACCTTAAATGGCTCATGGTGTAGGTTTACTAATTGGAACGCATCAACATTTATCAGAATGGGTGCTGGTTTATATATGGGTGTTAATGGCGCAGTTGTAAAGGTTTACACGGGCGTAAGCGATAACGGCAATCAAATAAACGGCGAAGCTCTAGCTTCTTTTCAGTATCACGGCGGCATGAAATTAAAGCGCTATACAATGATGCGACCCGTTTATTCAGTAGAAAGTAGTACGGCAGGAATTATCCTAGGCTTAAATTTAGACTTTAATCAAACAGCACCAACAGGCATTCCTACATCATCGACTTCAACAGCTGGGGTATGGGGGACGGGTGTATGGGGAACGTTTGCATGGGGTGGAGGTTATCAGGTCAATACTAAATGGCAATCCGTTGGCGGTGTTGGTTATTGCGCGGCGGCTCATATTAAAGTAGGTAGTAAGTCGTCAGGTTTTAAATGGCAATCTGTGGACTATGTATTTGAATCAGGACAAGGATTATCTTGATAACTATCGGTGAACACGTTTGTTTATGGGTAGCCGATAACATCGGTAAAAAGTATTTTGCAGGTTCTGGTCAAGGGATAGGGATAGAGAAAAACGGCGAAATAGTTTGTGGCGTGTTATTTGAAGACTATAACGGGCAATCTATTCAAATTCACGTAGCTTTAAAAGAAGGCGCGAGAATGACACGGGAATGGTTTAACACACTATTTGGATATGCGTTTAACCAATTAAAGGTGAAAAAAATTATGGGTGTAGTTGATTCTACGAACAAAAAAGCGCTACAATTCGATACACATATTGGTTTTGTAGTTGAAGCCACTATCAAGGATGCTGGAAAACACGGTGACTTGATTATTTTGACAATGACGCGGCAACAATGTCGCTTCTTGAAGGACTAAATCATGGGAATCGGTAAAGCATCAGCACCTCCAGCGCCAGATTATGCAGGCGCTGCACAACAAACAGCAGCAGGCAATTTACAAGCCGCACGTTCAGCAACACAGGCTAATCGAGCTAATCAATATACGCCTTACGGCTCACTAACTTGGGCGCATGACGCTAATAATCCCGATAGCTGGACTCAATCAATAAACCTAAATGACACTGGTCAAAAGCTATTAGATGCAAGTAATCGATCTAGTCTAGGCTTGGCTGGTTTACAAGATAATGCCACTCAAAGAGTCGCAGATATGCAAGGAACGCCATTTGACTATGGCTCGGTAAAAGACACGCAAGACGCAGCTTACAAGGGCTATACATCACGCCTAGACCCTATGTGGAATCAGGCATCACAATCTAACGATGCAAAACTAGCAAACCAAGGCATTGTGCAAGGCTCTGAGGCTTATAACAACGCTATGCGAACCTTCAACCAAGGTAAGAATGACGCATATCAGCAAGCTATGACTGGCGCAATAAACACAGCGCCGCAAACGCTACAAATGGCGCAGGCACTACGTAGCCAACCATTGAACGAACTAAACGCGCTTCGCAGTGGCTCACAAGTGCAAAACCCGCAATTTAGCAACTATTCAAATCAAGGGCAAACCGCTGGCGCTGATTACATGGGCGCGGCAAATGCTGGATATGGTGCGGCTAATGATGCGGTCAATGCTAATAATGCAATGACAGGTGGATTTTTTAACGGATTAACTAGAATGGGCGCTGGCGCTCTTGCTGGTGGCTGGAAGCCTTGGGGTTAAATCATGGCAGCACCTAGCATCGGAAACGACTTAGAACTAGCGCAGATTGATTATCAGCGCAAACAGCAATTGGCTGACGCTTTGCGTAAACAATCAATGGAGTCGCCACAAGGTCAAATGATTGGGCGTAGGTATGTCGCACCTAGTTGGACGCAAGGAATCGCTCAATTGATGGAGGGCTACCAATCAGGCGAAATGGGTAGACAAGGATTGGACGAACTGCGTAACGCACGTCAAGCCTACGACACGCGCAATCAAGGTGAGATGCAGAATTTCATGTCCGCCATGCGCGGTACACCTGCGTCTGAAAGTCAAAACGTAGTCCCTGACGAATACGGGCAAATGGCTAATCAACCAATTCAAAACCCAGCGCAAGATCCTAATCAAGCTAAAGCGCTAGCACTTGCTTTGCAATCTAAAAACCCAATGCTTCAAAGTATGGGTGGGACAATGCTTAAAGAAGAGATGTTCCCAGAAACAAAGGTCGTCGGAAGGTCTATTCTTACAAATAAAGGTAAGCTAATTGGAGTTGATCCAACGGTAGAGGCTGAAAGACTTGCAAAGACAGAAGAAGCGCAAAGAGCGCAAAAAGATAAGATTGACGCAGCAAGAGAACTCGCGGCACAAAGATCAATTGATGCCAAAGAGCGTCAAGCGGCAGAAATCGCCCTACGCCGTGAATTAGCAGGGCAAAGCAATGAGACTAGACGCGCAATAATGGCGGCTGGTCGTCAATCTGACATTCCAAAACTCAAACAAGGCGAAATTTGGAATCCAGCAGAACAGCGAGTAGATGCCGTAAAAGGTAGTGATACCTACATCAAACAAAGTGGTTTACATGGTAAAGACTATGCGGCTTTGAACGGTATCGACACTAAACTAGATAACGCAATCGAAACAATTGATAAGATTCTTGACCCTAAAAATAAAGATGCTTTCAATTCTAATTTTGGCGGTTATAACGCGCTTATTTCTAATAAATTCCCCGGCAAAACGCAAGATACTCGATTAGCCATCGAGAGCTTAAAGTCAAACATGAAAAATGCAGGCTTAGAGATGATGCGCTCGGGTGGTGCTATTGGTGCTATGACTGAAAAAGAATGGCCTATCGTAGAAGGCATGATTTCACGCATTGACCCAACACTAAGCGAAAGCGAGGCTCGCGCTGAACTACAAAAAGTAGCGGCTTACATGGGTAAGATTAAATCTAATGCCCGTGAAGCATATAACACCGAGTGGGGTAGCACTCAATATGTTAAACCTCAATTAGGCGGCGCCAAACCTGACCAAACAAAGTCATCATCGCCAAAAGGCGGCGCTAAATTTTTAGGGTTTGAATAATGCCTATCGCACGTTTTCAACTAGAAGATGGTCGTGTAGCGCGGTTTGAAGTGCCAGAAGGAACTTCGCCTGAACAAGCTCAATCTATGATGATGGAGCATTTTGCACCAACGCAAGCAACGCCTGAAATCAAGCCATTGTCAAAAATGGACAAAGTATTAAAAGGTGTAATAGACCCAATCGAAGGCGGCGCACAGTTACTAACCGAAATGCTACCAAAAAGCGTAGTAAATGCTGGCGATGCGGCTCAAAACTGGATAGCTGAAAAAACAGGCTTGATGAATAAACTTCCACGAGGTGGATCGCCTGAATTATTCAAGCAAAACGAAGCAGAATATCAGGCTAGGCGCGGTGGAGATACGGGCATGGATTGGGCGCGTATTGCTGGCAATGTAGTGAGCCCTGCAAACCTAGCTTTAGCGGCTAAATTACCAATGGCGGCTAAAGGCGCTGGCATGGCTGCTAAAACGGCTATTGGCGCTCTAGGCGGTGGTCTTAGCGCTCTAACTGCTCCAGTCACAGAAGGTGAATTTTGGAATGAAAAAGCTAAACAGGTTGGCACTGGCGCATTATTTGGTGGAGCGACTCCTGCGGTAATGAACGGCGTTTCTCGGGTAATCAATCCAAATGCTTCAAATAATGAAAAACTTGCTTTATTGTTAAAAGAAGGCGTTAAACCTACTATCGGACAAACATTAGGCGGATGGGCTAATCGGGCAGAAGAAGCGGCAACAAGCCTTCCATTTATTGGTGATGCAATTGGCGCGGCTAGAAATCGGGCAAAAGAACAATTTAATCAAGCGGCGGTTAACCGTGCAACAGCCCCGATAGGTGCAAAAGTTGAAGGTATGGGAACGCAAGCGGTAAACGAAGCGAGTAATCTAATTGGAGATGCTCTTAATAAAGCTGAAAAAGCGCTTGTCGGTTTCTCTATTGATAAACAAGCAAAGACGGAACTTGATAGCCTAAAAGCCTTAGCATCTAGTGGGTTAGAAGGGCGAGAGCGGAACACGGTAAAAAAATACTTTAGCGATTACCTTAGCAAGCCCGCGTTAACTGCGGAGACATACACAGAATTAAATAGCAAACTTGGCGCAGATATTGCTAGATTTAAAGCTGGCGATGCTTATCAACAAAAGGTAGGCGATGCACTTGCAGAAGTGAAAGACATCCTTTCAAATAATGCCATGCGAGCTAATCCATCGGCAGCTGAAGATTTACACAAAGCAAGAGAAGCCTACGCTAATCTAGTTCGTTTAGAAGGCGCTTCAAAGGGCGCAAAATCAACCGATGGCGTATTTACCCCAGGACAGCTTTTAACTGCCGTACAAGGCGCTGATAGGAGCGTAAGGGATAGAGCAACAAGTCATGGTACGGCATTAATGCAAGACTTAGCAAGTGCGGGACAATCTGTTTTAGGTAATAAATTGCCAAATAGCGGAACGGCTGACCGCATGATTTATGGCGGCGGCATTCTTGGACTTGGCGCAGGTGGCATGGCTAGTTTGCCAGCCACAGCCGCATTAGTTGGTAGTGGTGTAGCGGCTTATACGCCACTTGGTCAATCTTTGCTTCGTGGCGCAGTAAGTGTGAGACCAGAAAACGCCCAAGCGATAGCCCAAGCGCTCCGCAATCGTAGCATTATGTTCGCTCCTGCGGCTGGCGCTGCTGGCGCGGAGTTTTTGAAATAGCGCGGCAAAGAGTACGGTAGAAACAGAAGTAATTGAAATACTTAATAATTGATTGTCAGTCATAGGGGAAAATTATGCCTTTTAACGGTTCAGGAACATTTACAGTATATACGCCAGGCAATCCAATTGCCAATGGCGATACAAGCAACGCTGTCTACTTTAATAATACGATGACAGATTTTGCTACGGGGCTTTCTAACACAATGACGAAAGATGGTCAAGGTGTACCAACGGCAAATATACCAATGGGTAATAATAAGCTCACGGGTTTAGCCAACGGAACAATCTCAACCGATGCGGCGGCTTATGGTCAAGTCACAGCGGCAATTACAACAGCGGCGGCAGCGGCACAAAATGGCTCGCAAACCTATTTAACATCAGTATCTGGTACTAACACTATCACGGCTACGCTTACAGGTTTAACCGCTTACACGGCAGGTTTAACGGTACGGTTTACAGCGGCAGGCGCTAACACAGGCGCAGTCACACTAAATATTGGCTCACTAGGTGCTATCAATTTAGTACGTGCCGATGGTGTCGCATTGGTTACAGGCGATATTTTGTCTGCTGGAACTTATGAGGCGGTTTATGACGGAACTTCATTTAAATTGCAGGGCTCGGTAGCGGCAAGTCAAATAGCAGGATTTTCAGCTCCTATACCTATTCCTGTAAGACAAACCGTATTATCAGGGCCAGTAGATTCTAGTGGTTTTTCTGCTTTTGGAGGATCAACAGGATCAGCAACTGTAACGGCAGCAGGAACTTTAGTATCAGCCGCAGCAAATGGATTTGGATCAAGCGGACAGGTTGATAGGATTGGTTCTATCGTCAATCCGTCATGGGCTGGCTTATCAACAAACGGAACAATGTACCTTTATCTTGATATTGCATCTAATGGTACATGTACAACAGGAAGTACAACGCTTGCACCTACATACCAATGGGGTGGTGCATATAGCACGACAAATAATCAATTCACATTCAATATCCAAGAAATGGTTGGTAAGGTTGGGAATGGGGCAACATCAGCTCAAACTTATCGAGTATTTGTTGGTGAAGTTACGGTAGCTGGCGGTGTTGTTGCGGCGATTGTTTGGTATGCGCTTATGGGGCGATATACTAGCGCAACGACAAACACATTGCCCGCGGCTAATACACAAACATCGTTCAACCATAATATCGGCGTTATTCCGAAAAGAACAAATTTAATTATTACATGTATCACCGCCCAATCTGGGTATGTGGCTGGTGAACAAGTTGGACAAGTAAGTACAGTAGATACTGTTGGCGGATCTAATCCATACTCATCTCTTAGGGCAACTAGAAATGTGATGTCAATATCAACATCGGATAATCAGGCTTTTAGAACTAATCCTACGGCTGGCGGTGTTGGAGTAGCTCTTACAGCAGCTAATTTTTCATATCGTGCAGAAGCTGAAAGGGGCTGGTAATGTATATCAATAAACAGGGCAATCTATATCAAGGCGACTGTGTTATAGGTGACCGCGAGGCTACGCAAGCTGAGATTTCGGCTTACGTTGCGGCACGAACGCCTGACCCAAAAGACGCAATCCGCGCTCAAATTAAAAAGCTAGAGCAGGATCAGCTTATGCCTAGGGCTACACGCGAGTTTATGATTCTATTCATGGAAACATCATTCACACCTGCACAGCTTGCACAAAACATTGGATACGTTGGCATTAAAGCCTTCGATAACTCAATTAAAGCGCTACGCGACCAGTTGTAATGTCGTTACTGCTAATCATTTTTTACTGCGTAGGTATTCAATACGAGCGAGGCGGTCTCTGGTATATCTGTCTCCCTATCGCTTTAATCGGATTAGTCGTTGACGTGATTGCAAACTATACGGAATTAGCTTTAATCACTTTAGATTTCCCTAAATGGGGTGAATGGACTTTTAGTAAAAGGCTATCACGGCTACAATATAACGAAGGCTGGCGGGGTTATTTTGCGCGATACCTAGCCAAATGTCTAAACACAATTGCGCCTAGTGGAAAACATATAAATGAGTGATCCGACGAACTTTTTAGACATAGCGGCTCTTAAAATCGCTGGCGTAGTTGGTGCATTATGCTCACTTAGATACATCAAAGGGGCATGGCATGAACGGCTCACAATGGTCGTTTTTGCTTGCTTTGCTGCTTATCATGGCGCTGCGCCTCTTTCTGAAAAGTTTGGACTTCCTGAAGGTGTTTGTGGGCTTTTAATCGGCTTCCTTGCTGCTGCGGTAGCTGAGAAACTGCTAGACCTTGTTCAAAGCAATGAATTATGGGCAAAAGTTAAAGCTAAATTATCATGAATATCTTGTATGTAATTGCATCTCTTGTTTTGGTTGCGCTATGTTTAATTGGCATAGTGAGCGATAAGTTTCACGATAACATTGTGCAGCGTATCGCCATGAGTGGCATGGTTTTGTCATGCGTGGGTTTTGTCTATCAAATGTACCTCGGTAATTTGCCGACTAATTTTGAATTATTCGTGATCTCTGTATCACTTTATGCAATAGCTACAACATGGAAACTACGCGATGGACGAGATCAAAACATCAAAGAATGACTTAGCAAGTTTATTGCGAGACTTTGCCCAAGGCGCTAGTAATAGCGTAGCGGGTAACGTAGCCGTTCCCGTTGATGCAATTGCATGGTTATTGCGTAAAGGCGGTGTAAATGTGCCTACAAACCCTGTCATGGGTAGTGATTGGATGGCAGAAAAAGGATTGACCCGCGAACCACAAAACAAACTTGCTGGCTTTGTAGGTGACATGGCGGGCATGGTTGCACCTTTTGCGGCTGCATCAAAAGCGCCACAAATAGCAAGGGGATTATTGGCTGGTAGTGAAGGAGCGGCAACGGCAGGAAAATGGTTAGGAAAAGAAGCTCTTAGACCTGTTAATGACGCTATTTTGTATGGCGAAGGCCCGCTAAGAAAAATTCTTCCTGAATCACCTAAAATTTTTATAGGGCAAAATGCTCAAAACTTTGATAAAAATAGTTTGGCGCAAGCCTTAAAAATGGAAAAAGAAGGCGTAGACCCTAAACAAATATGGTCCGAAACAGGTAGCATGAGAGCGCCTTGGGATAAGCAGTGGCGTCAGGAAATTGATGATAGTGCTGCAAGCATTCCTTATTCTGCTGACAGGACTGGCCGCGCTGATATGTTTGTCAAACATCCTGAGTTATTTAATGGCTACCCAGATATGGCTGGAATGGGTTTTAAAGTTGATAGTGAATTACTAAAACCATTAAACGGCAGTTATATTCCACAAAAAGACTTAATTAGTTTAGGATCTGGCAACACATCAACTGGGCTACATGAGATACAACACGCCATTCAACGTCGTGAAGGTTTTGCTAAAGGCGGGAGTCCTAGTATGTTCGATAAGCCACCTATGGATATTGCTAGGCAAAATATAGCGAGCACTGTTCATTTTGCGTCAGATTGGACAGCCACACATCCCGGAACACATATAGACGACATTTTAGACGATCTTCTTGATATTATTACAGAGCCGAAAAAAGGATTTAAGCATGAAGGTAATTATACTAATAACGACTTGGGCGCATTAATAGAGTTAATGAATACAAAAGATAAAAATGCTTTTGTAAAAAAATGGGTTGAAGAAAGTCATAAACCCGTAAAGGACAGTGTAGATCAATATAAAAAACTTGCAGGCGAAGCTGAAGCTCGTGCCGTACAAACACGTATGAACATGAATGAAGCGCAACGTCGCGCAACTTATCCGCTTGATAGCTTTGATGTGCCAGTTGACCAGCTTATAACAAGATACGGTGATGCGCCTGCAATGTCGCAAGGCAACGAACGCCTATTAAAAATACTAGAGCGTAATGGCGAGGGTTTAGCGCCTAAATATCCACAATCACAAGCATTAGAACTAGCACAGCAACGTGCAGCACTGCCAGTTAGCGAAGGTGGTTTAGGATTGCCTGCTAATAATACGGCTATGGATAGGGCTAATGTGATGGGTTTTGACACGCCAGCTTATCATGGAACATCAAATGATTTCACGTCTATGAAAATGGGAGGCGAAGGAAAAACTTATAATGCTGGGGCTTTTTCTACAAATAATCCAGCCTTAGCAGCAACATACGCAAGTTCTGAAGGCGGCAATGTTTTACCTCTTTTGCTAAAAGAAGGTAGTGCCGTTAATGTTGAAGGCAAAGGGGCTAACTGGAATTGGCTGAATGATAAAACAAAAATATCAGCTCCAAAAATATCTGTTGCAGATGTCGAGGGTGATAAACTGATGGCTGATTTATTTGGAAAACAAAATTCCATGCCGTCAATAATTAACAGAAGTGCTTTTTCAAAATCTCTTGGGAAAAAATTTCCAGATGATTTTAGATGGAATGATGCAATGTCAACTGACGATATTGCAAGATGGGCTAATGAGCAAGGCTATTCTGGTGTAAATTTTAATGCTGTGAGGGATAGGGGCCCAAATGGAGTATTCCATACTTCGGAGGCATCTGAACCTAGTAATATTTTTGCAACATTCAATCCCGACGATATTCGCTCACGCTTTGCAGCCTTCGACCCCTGGAGACGTAATGCAGCAATAGCCGCGACAATGGGCGTAGCTGCACCTGATTTACTAGCTAACCCGTTAGACGATAAAAATAATCGACTGATTGAGATTTTGAAGCGTAACGGACAAAAACCATAAGGGCAAATCATGGATTTAAAAGATATTGTTAATTTTCTTAGAAGTGAAAACTCTTATCCATCTTTTAAAAATGGAACGAAATCCCCTGAGTTGTTAGGCGAATATTCTCCTTTTAGAAATACTGTAAGTATAAAAAATGGCTTAACTGGAGAGAAATTTAATTCTGTTAAAACGCATGAGTTAGCACATGCACTTGCAACAAAAGTTAAAAATGAGGCTGATAATGCTTTATATAATCCTCTTGTTGGAAATGTTGAAAGAACCCAATTGCAAGATGGCGTTAATAAGTTATGGAATAATCAATTCCCATCATCGATACAAGAAGATTATTATAGAAATAATCCTCAAGAATCTTTTGCTTTTGGCGTATCCAATACTCTTAATCCAAACAATAAAACGTTACCATCAAAAAACCCACATCAAGACCCAACACGAGCGACTGAGTTAGCAGTGTTATTAGATTTAGCAAATAGGACAAGAGAGTCTAGTGCTCAAAATAAACTCAGGTCTTTTTTTGGTTTTAAGGAATAAATAATGCCACCATTCATAGTAACCATGTTAGCCCAAGGCTTAGGCATATTGGGTAATGCTGTATTAGCTAAGGGTAAAGACGTTATCGAGGAAAAGCTAGGAATAGACCTAGAAAAAGCCACGCAAACGCCTGAAGGCTTGCAAAAGCTAAAACAGCTAGAGATTGACCACGAGGAGTTTTTACTAAGCAATGCGCTAGAAAATCGCAAGATTGACCTGCAAGATAAGGCGTTAGACATTGGTAATACGACTAATGCGCGGGACATGAATACACGCGTACAGGAAAGCCAATACGCGAGCTTTATGTCTAAAAATATCGCGCCTATCTTAGCCCTTGTCGTCGTCGTTGGCGGTGGTGCTATGCTGTGGACAAGTCAAAATGCTGATGTGCGTACGGCGGCGGTTGGATTGATTACCTTAGTCCTCGGCTTTTACTTTGGTTCAACGAACTCTAGCCAACGAAAAGATGCAACTATCGCAAGCCTTACAGGGGCTACAAAATGACACTAGGACAGTCACAAGAAGCGTTCGCGCATGACGTTGTTAGCCTACTATCAAAAGCATGGGAACTAGGCTTCTCGGTGCGTTTAGGCGAAGTACAGCGACCTATTGAAATGCAACAGCTTTATGTCAAAACGGGGCGCTCTAAAACAATGGATTCGATGCATCTTAAAAAGTGCGCGATTGACCTAGTTTTATTGATTGACGGACAAGTATGTACACGCGCACAAATTAAGCCATTGGGTGACTGGTGGGAATCACTTTCGCCTATTCATCAATGGGGCGGTAATTGGCGCGGGGCTGTGGATAGTGGAAAATCTTCATTCGTTGATGCGCCACACTTTCAAATTACCTGCTAATAGCCTTTGTAAATAACATAGACAAAAGCGCAAAAAGCACCTACTAGAAACCCTGTAATAAATAGTGTCATTTAAGTTCTTTCGTTAGTTTTTTGTAGTCACTTGTTAGCATTTGCAAGCCTTCGATTGTGTATTTCCTAACACATTGGTCAGCCTCTAAGCGGTCAAGGGCTACTTGCCCGATTCGGTGTGATAAATGACGGCGATATTCGGTAACATTACCCGATAGATAACGGTTGCATTTTTTGCATTGTCCGTGAGCATTTTGGTCGTCAAATCGAAGATGTGGAGCGCTGCCAACAGAACGGAAGTGACCGCAATCGTAACCGCCTCCTAACGCCTCTTTTTTTAACGGTACACCACACGATATACAAGGCTTATCAGCGTCTCTAGCCCTGATATAAGCGTTAAATGCTTTTTGAGCATCCTTCATGTAATCTGAGCGTGTTTTCAATGCTTCTTTTCGTGCTTTGGTTTCTTTGTGTTCAGTTTTTTTATTTCTGGAGTCAACTAATATTGCTGCACACTTTAAATTACAAACGGACTGCCACGGCGAGCGTTTAACAAATGGCTCTTTGCATACGGCGCATTTGTAAGTTTTATCTTTTTTGCTAATCATTCAATTTATACTCATTCAAAGTAGCCCAAGCCGTTGCATATTCAATCAGGCTAGAGCTACGTTTTACACTCATTAAAGCAGTAGATTCTCGAAGGTTGATAAATTCACCCTCTAACCCAGCGACGACTTCTACACCTTCGCCAGTAGCGATAGCATGACCTGATACCAGTAAGACCTTCACTTGCTCTGCATTTCGTTTTTTGCCATGCCATACAAATCCCGCCTTTGCTATATCTTCACAAATGCTATGAAATTTCGCATTTTGCTCTAGTGTGCGGTTTATATCACCTATTGATATTTTTAGCACGTGACCAGCCATTAGCATGGATTTAATGTAAGGCCATACCTGCTCGGTTAGAACTTTATGCGCTTGTACGGGTTCACGGAAAACGAAGGTCTTTTTCATTTAATTCCGTGATGTGCTTCGATAGCGCGGGCAAAGGATAACTCATCAAAAACCAAGTCAAACTCACCAGTAGACCAATGATCTGGCGCTTGTCTCAATGATTCAATCTCATCTTCACTCATTGGCTCTCGTGATTGAGGCTCTGATCCAATAGAGTTGAGCGCCTCTACATATTTATCATAATCATCATCATCAAGGTTATTCCGCAAATAATGATTTATCATGTCATAACCCCAAGCAACAGGCTCTTGCACTGGCTTTGCTAGGTAGGCTTCGATTTCGTTACCTATTTTGATAGCGTCTTCGGCTTCTTTGCGGTACGACTCCAATCGCTCGGGGCGATACTTCTCCCCGTAGGCGTTTTTGTAGTCGTTAAAAAGCTCATGCGCATTGTCAGCCGCGTTATCCGCCATGACTTTGCACCGCTCCAATAGTTCTCGTTCGGTTGTGTTCATCGAACCTCCTGCGCAATTGATGTTTCTTGAATGTGTAGATCAACCTCTGGTGAGATTAAATAGTCGGGTATCTCAACCGTGAAAGATAGCCGTTTGCCGTGTAAAAACTTGTCCCATTGCGGGTTTGCGTAAGCGCTGCAATTAAGTGGATCCCACCCTTGCCATACGTCTAAGTAAAGTTTTAGTTTCATGTTATTTCCTTGCTCTGATTGCTTCAATGTTGATACTGTGGAATAGTATTGTTAATACGGTCTTTTTCCTGCTGTATGCCCTGCGCTACACCTAATACAAAGGCTGCGTTGGCAAAAGAAGTTAATTCTTCTAAAGAAAATTCGTATGATGTCCATTCAGGGTAAGGGCGGTTATCGGAATGGTGGTTACATTCGGCATCATATTTTTTAGCCAGTTCACGCGCCTGCTCTTGTGTTAGTGTGTTCATTTAGATTCCTTAATTTTGCATTACAGAGGCAATAACTTTCATCACATCGCCACGTTGAACCTTGCCGCGCCATTGATATTTTTTACGACTAGGCCAATAATCCAACCGCTCTCCAGTAACCATGCGCGACCAATGATGCGGGGTGTGTTTGACCCATTCGCCATCATCAACTCTTATAGCGTTGGCTAAAAACGAGGCGCGATCAGCATCAAACTTTTCTTTTGCATTGCTCTTTAAAGCATCCCAAATTGGGTCTCGTTCGCTCATTGTTTACTCTCCCAAATAGTTAGTGTGTTCATTTAATCTCTCCAATCTCAAACTTATCACGTGCCAATTTAGCCTTGATATAGGCTTTTGCATCGGCTTCTGTGCGCCAGCAGTTGTAGTTTTTAAGCAATATCTCATCAAACGATTCATCACTCCATAAAAATGGGTGTGTATATCCTTGTATACCAATACCCCAGTATTCGGCGCCATTTTTAGGCGCACTCATATAAGGCAAATTAAGCGTGAGCACTTCGCCGTTGCCAACATTGAATTGGAAGGTTGTTGGCTCTACGTATTCTTTGATTATTTTGTAGTGGGTAATATCTGTCCTATCACCTTCTTTTTCCCATCGTAAATACTTGGCAATCTTTTTGCGGTTCTGGCTGTCAAGAAGGTTTTGTTTCTTCATAATCCAGCCCACCTCAGTCATCTCATGAACAGGGCAAACATCACCAGTATGCCTAATCCATCCATCGTCTAGCAGGTGTTGGTCTTGGTCGGCTATGCGCCACGTGTTGCCATCTTGAAAATCTGGTAATTCATCACCTTTTGTCTTAAACCAATCTCCAAGGGCTTTAAACTCAAACTTGCCGGCTAACGACTCGCCTTTCTCAGCAAGGTCAGCAGCATGGCGCAATAGCTCGGGTAGTGTATTTGGTTGTTTCATAAAAATCCTACAAATGTTTCTAAAGAATCAATTAGCACGCCATCAATTTTTTGATGGATGTGCCCCCATGCCGCAATCAAGTTCAAACCAACGCATAAATAGACCGTATTCGCCAGCCTCATAGTCACCTATTAACATGGCGGTTGTAATGGTCAATTGATCGAACGTATCCCAAAGAGCTTTATAGATAGCGCTATCGTGCGGAATATCGCCAATCAACTCACGTAATGGTTTGGTAGCCAACTCATTACGGTCGTATGCATCTTTCCATTGCTGGAGTAGCGTTAGTTTTTGTTCTTTGTTCATGGTTTTATTGTCGTTTTATTTTTACAAATGTACATAGGTGTTTACCCCTATACCTTTCGCGTAAACTTTAAAATATAGATATGATTTTGCACCATTGATGGCGGTATAGCCACATAAGACGAACAACCGATAATCATCCCCAAATCCAATAAACTCTTACGCCTAGCAAGCTGCATCAATCCGTCAAAATCGACTTTCTCACATTCGATGATGTAAGACTCACCTTTTTCTAATGCGTGTAATGCGTCAAGGTGCTTTTTGTTTTTTGTGTTGTATCTCATAATGCTTCAGCGCAAAGCAGTAAAAAGATTGACTCTTCTAGTCTTGTCATATCTGGTGGATTTTCTTTTACGCTGCAAAATCCAAACAAAACAATAGCAGTAGCCATGCCAGATAGCGGCTCATTTGTATGCTCTGCACAAAACCTTAATTCGTCACGGATACTCATAATCTTACCTTTTCTATTGCTTTTTGTGCTTCTTGTTCTGTTTTAAATAGGCCGATATATTTATTGCAAAGATACGCCTGAAATTTATTACATCGTTTTATTTTTACAATTGATCCAAATGAATATTTATCGTGATTCTTTCGTCGTTTTAAAATTAAATCACTTGTATCGCATTCATTGTTTGTGAATGTTTTTATGCAATCAATCATAAATTTAGATGTCGGTCTTTTGTGATTTATCACGTAAGACATGTGAACGTGATGAACGCCAATTGATTTACATGCAGATTTAATTGTTATTCCTTTTATATTTAACCATTCTTTGAAATTCATTTCACATCTTTCACAAAAGTGCCATTAGCTAAAAGCGTACCAGTTCTATCCTTAATCTCCTCATAAGCCAATTCAAGGCACTGTGATAGGTCTATATCACGCAAAGCACAATAGATGATTAGACATGCCAGTACATCGCCTACGCCGTCCTTAATCTTTGTCATATCCCATTTAATCTCGGCATCGGCTAACTCGCCCATTTCCGATACGGCTTTCAATAGCTGCGTGTGTGGCTTGGAATTAGGAATAATCTTTCTCGCCTCTGCCCAGCGTATAACGTCAATCTCTAGTTTTTTAAAGTTCATTATTTGCTTTCTAATACTTCATTTGTTAGCAACTCGACTGCATTACAAAGTTTTTCATATAAGTAATCAGGAAAATGAGGCTGAACCGAAAAGCTCCACGACTCCATTGCTGACAAAAGCATGATTAGGTCTATTTTTTCTTTTTGTGTCATTATTTAACCTTTTTCTTTTTTTCTACAAATTCCATCTTTGGCAGGCTTTCTAGCAAATCAATGTACTCTCTCAATTCTTCCGCATACCATGACCAATAAATAGCATCTTCTAAACTTAGAATTTCATCTGGTGACTTTGCTGGCAAATATGATTTATAAAATTGCACCTTACCCCAAGGTAGTGGTAGATTTTCATCTTTTAGTTTTTCTCTAATTTCTATCACATGACGGGCTGCCATGTGTGCAAGGTATCGCTCTAGAAACAAATTTTTCTCATCTTCTGAATATCCAAAATCTTTATTTAATTGACTCATTGCTTCATAGAATAGCTTTTCCTGCATCATTTTTTACTTTCAAAATGGCAGATCGTCTGGCATATCATCAAACCCGCTGCCTGTTGGCTTTTGTGCTGGCTGACTAGACGCTGGCTTTGCGCCACCCTGCTCACGACTTCCAAGCAATTGCATCTCACTAACCAATACATCCGTGGTTTGACGTTTTACACCATCTTTGTCGGTATACTCGCCGTACTTCAAGCGACCCTCGACATAAATCTGACCACCTTTTTTGACGTATTGACCTGCGACTTCTGCGAGCTTGTCAAAAAAGTTTAGTCTATGCCACTGGGTTTCCTCGACGTACTCTCCGCTAGACTTGTCTTTTCGCTTAGTTGACGTTGCAAGGCTAACGCTGCACATTGCCATGCCACTAGATGCATATCGCAATTCTGGGTCTTTGCCAACATTTCCCATGAGGATGATTTTGTTTACTGATGCCATTATTTTTTAGCCTTTCGTGCTTCATTTTCTGCTTTTAATGCAGAGCGGGTTTTAGAATCTAACATGTTATTTAGTGCTATTCGTTGTGGCTCTTCTAGCTTTGCATCTAGCACAATGTTTAAAGCGCCTTCTGCATCACCATCGGATACCATGTCTTTTAATGCTTGCGCCATGTCTGTGATGTGGCTTAGTTCGCTATCGTTCAAGCCTAACGTTTCTGTTTTAGGACTTGCTGGGATGATTGTTGTGGGTGTTTTCTTTTGTAACGGTTCACTGGAATCAAGCGCATCATGCTCTACAATTTCAAGCGCTGTAACCCATAAATAACGACGAAGGTACGTCTGCACTGCACCGAGATTTTGCACATCGTGACAGCCTTTTAAAGCTGCGCTAGACATGGGTGATGTAATGGTTATAGTTCCCTCTGATGTTGAAATATCCACGATTGTCATCGTAGCCAAGTCAGCGCCAAAAGAGATATAAGCGCAAAGCCCAGATTCATTCATAATGCGAAGCGCTGGGATAAGAAAATCAGCAAGCTCAAAATACTTGTATCCTGCAAACTTGTTCAAGCCTGTTTTTTCCAGTTTTAACTGGTGAAAAGCTGTACGCGCATCGTTTAGTTTTGTGTAAACACTCATTTTTTGCTTTCGTATTGTTGTTTGCTTAATTCTTTCGCTTCGTCTGACTTAGCGCTATCGCACTGCTCTTGTTCATATTGTTCTCTTTCACTCATAGCATTACCTTTTTAATTGATTTGTAAAACGACTTAACTACACTAACATTTAACGAGCGATAAAGTCCATAGTAGTATTTGAAAACCTCAATTGTTTTAATCATTACGCATACCATCTTGAAAAACTTATATTTTTAGTAACCAAAATAGCCTTCGCCATTTCACCAATACCATCATTTCTTTGGGATACAAAACGGATAAAGTATTCATAGAGATCATCCTCTTTTATGTGTGCAGCTTCAGGATCTCCTTTGCATAATCGAATATCATGAATTAAGTTTTTTATTTCTAGTAAAGTCATTGCTTTCTACCTTTTTTATCGTAAACAAAACCGTCAATCACCACACAGTTATTAGTCTTACTGGTTGCTGATTGATAAGAGTCATACTGCTGGCGCTTGCACAAAACCCAATCGCTTACATCTTGTCCAAACAAAAGCATTAAGGCTAAAAATACGACTGGCAACCACATAAAAATTGTTTTCATTTAGCTCTCCAAATAAACTGGTCTGCCATTGCCTCTAACATGGCATAGGCCTCGTCATCACACTTTGACCATTCGGCTAAAAAAGAAAACAAAGTAGCCAATGTCACACCGCCTTTGGTGTTTAGGGCAAACTCCATCATGTCGCAAACAGTGGCGCCTTTGTGACCATAGTTAAACGGTGCTTTTTCCCACATATCACCACGGGCAGCATCAATAAATGCTTTAACGTCAAACTCATGCGACTCTTCTTCGCTCATTGGTTTGTAGAACTCTTCCACGGCTCTTGCGTTTGCAATTGATTCATCACACATGATTATTTACTCGCAATCGCTTGGGCGCATAACACTGCATCAAGGCTTCCATTAACGCCTAAAGAACAAGATGCCGCCATTGGGTCTGCACCATTTTTTACCATTTCGGTTACTACGCGCCTATCATTTGCCACGCACCCAGATATTGAAATAATCAGTACGCAAACTGTAACTGCGACTAATTTCCAAATTGAATACCAGAACTTTTGATCGTCATTCATGTCTATTTCCTAAAAAAAGCGCCCTATGTGTCGCAACTCACACCACTTTGAACCCCTACTAATTTAATTAGGCTCTTGGTGACACAGCTATGTGCTTTCGGGCTAAAAATCGAAATTTGAGCACTAAGATTAGTCCGCGATGTGACT